TAAACTCCCCTACAACGGAAGAATCTACTCAAATAGACATTCAGATCAAGTATCTGTAGTATCTATGGGCGTACCCTACCAAATCCTATATAATATATTTCACTATAGATTAGAATTATCTATTGCTAAAAATAAAGATAAGATCATGTTAATGGAAATGAACACTATTCCAAAGAGACATGGTTGGGATGAAGAGAAGTTTATGTACTACGCAGATGCAATGGGCTTTGCTTTCATAGATTCTACAGCAGAAGGTAAACGTGGTGAAAGAGTGTCGTTCAATCAATTCCAGGTATTAGACATGAGTTTAGGTCAATACATAGCTTCTCAATTCCAACTACTACAAGCTATAAAAGCAGAGTGGGAAGAGTTAATAGGAATATCTAGACAACGTAAAGGACAGGTGCAAGCATCTGATGGTATTGGTGCTACTGAAAGAGCAGTATTCCAATCATCTGTAGTAACTGAAGAAATGTTTAGACGATTTGATAAGTTAGTTGAAAGAGAGTTTAACGGATTATTAGATGTAGCTAAAGTTGCATGGAAAGATGGACTCAAGACTCAATATATAACAAGTGACTTTAGACAAGCAGTATTAGATATAGATCCTGGAATGTTCCAAGAAGCTGAATTTGGAGTATTTGTTAAGAACAACTCAATAGAAGCAGACAAACTAAGAGCATTAAAACAACTAACATTATCATTTGCACAGAATGGTAGTAGTCCAGTTACTATAGCAGAAATATTAGAAGGTAATAACTTTAGTAAGATTAAAGAAAAACTAGCAGAGGTAGATGCTAAAGAAAAAGAGCTACAAGCAGCACAAGCACAACAGCAACAACAGATGGCTCAAATGCAACAACAAGCACAGTTAGCTGATAAACAAGCAGATAGACAGTTTACAGCTGAACAAAATCAACTAGACAGAGATGCAAAAATGGACATTGAAGAAATGAAAGTAGCATCTAAAGTTGTAGATCAAGATATGAACAACAACGGAATTAATGACGCAGTTGATTTAGAACGTGTGCGATTAGAAAGAGAAAAGCTTGATTTAAAAAGAAAAGAGCTAAATGATAAAAAAGAAATTGCTAATAAACAAATAGAAGCCCAAAAGGGTAAAAAATAATAAAAAATGTCTATATAAAGGTGTTTATGTAGACAAAGATAAACATAAAAAACTAGTATAATTTAATTAATTTTGTAACAATGAGTAAAGAAGAAAACTTAGATTTATCTAAGGTGACTGTAAGTCAACTATTAGATGATCAACAAATTCCGGAGTCTACAGATCCGAAACAAGAAGAAAAACCTGTAGAAAACACTACTGAAGAGGTAGTAGAAGAGACTCAAGAGGAGTCGGTTCCTGAACAAGAAACTACAGATGAAGAAACTGTGGAGGAAGTAAAGGAAGAACAAACAGAAGAAGCGGAACAACCCGTGGCTGAGAACACTGAGTCTGATGAGACAGATTCAGAGCCTTCAATAGTATCAACCTTAATAGAAAGATTAGGGTATGATATACAAGGAGAGTTTAGTGATGATTACGATGGTATTGTCGGAGTTACTAAGGAAGCAGCTACAAAGATGGCAGAAGAACAGTTTCAACAAGTATTTTCAGCATTCCCAGATATACAAGAATACCTTAATTATAGAGTGTCAGGAGGAGATCCTGATAAATACTTTGAGGTAGCAGCAAAAGAGATTGATTTCTCTAAGCTGGAAGTCAATGAAAAAGATGTCGGAATGCAAAGAAAGGTCTTAGAAACGTTTCTAACTTCTCAAGGATATGAACCAGAAGAAGTAACAGATACAATTCAAGATTATGAAGATGCTAAGATTCTGTATAAGAATGCTGGTAGAGCAGTAAAGAAACTAGCAGTTGCACAAGCAAATGCAAAAGAAACTTTACTAAAACAGCAGCAAGAAGAAGCAAAAGTTGTAGCTCAGCAAACCAAAGAAACTTGGAATAATATTAACCAAATTGTTAATAGAGGAAAGTTGAAAGACTTTACTATTCCAGAGGCAGACAAGAAGAAGTTCTATAATTGGATGTCGGTCCCAGTTGATCAACAAGGAAGAAGTCAACGAATTATAGACAGAGAGAAGCTAGATCAAGAGTCCATACTTGCTATGGAATACCTTATGTATAAGGGACTTGATTTGTCGAAGTTAATCAACACCAAAGCAACTACAAGGCAGGCAGTGAATTTAAAAGCAAAATTAAAAGCTAATTCACAAACTGCATCCAGAAGAATGAAGGGTAACAAAGGAGGGTATAATAAAACTAGTAAAAGACCGAATATCCCATCTTTAGATAAGTTATTAGGATAAGTTTAATTTTTAATTTTAATTTAATTTTTTTATCATGGCAGCAGATAATTTAAAAAAGCTTCGTTTATACGAAGACATTTTCAACGCTGAGGGTATGACTGATGAGAACTCATTAGCGAACGCCCTTTTAACTCAGCCTGATGTACTGTCACCGGTAATAACTCATCTAGCAGGAAGAGAAGATAAGAGATTTCCTCTATCTTTCCTAACTGAAGGACAGGGAGCTATCAAGTACATCAACGACATTGAGTATGATTATCCAGTAATGGGTAGAATTAACAAAACTGTAGAATCAAGCTCATTAGTGAGTGGTTCTGGAGTTAACTTCACTAGATTCAAAGTAAAGTTCAATGAAAAATGGTTCATTAAGCAATACATTATTGAAAGTGAAGAAGGAATCCAAGCAAGAGTAATGACTGATCCTGTCGAATCAGACGGAGGTTGGGTATATACTTTACAATTAGTTACTGCAGATGCAGCTGACTCTGTTAGCAGCGGAAACTGTGCAGGAAAGAAATGGGTACAATTATTTGCACCTACTGCAATTTCTGGATCAGTTGGTAACGAAAGTAATTGGGTTGCTCCATCTAAAATGAGAAACCAAATCTCTTTAATCAGAAAATCTTACCGATATGAAGGTAATATGCCTGACAAAGTGGTTAACTTCGAGTTTAATGTAGATGGCAGAAAAACAAATCTATGGTATGACTTTGAAGAGTATCAGCACATGCTGAGATGGAAAGAAGAAACAGAGTATGCTCTGTGGTATTCTAAGTACAACAGATCTTCAGATGGTACTATTAATTTGAAGGATGACAATAACAAGCCTATTCCAATCGGAGCAGGAGTTATTGAGCAAATTCCTAACGTTGATACGTATTCTTCATTAACAACTAACAAGATCAAGTCTGTAGTAAGAGACGCATTATATGGTGCTTCTGATGCTCAGCAAATGAACATTGTGTTGTTTACAGGAATCGGTGGTATGGAAGAATTTGATAACGCTATGAAGAGCGAGATCAGTTCTGGTACTTACATCAAAAACACAGATCCATCTAACTTTATTTCTGGTAGTGGTTCTAACCTACAATTAGGAGGTTATTTCACTTCTTACCAGCATATTGATGGTCACGTGATTACAGTAAGACACTTACCATTATTCGACCACGGTGCGAGATCACTAAACAGTCCAAAACATCCTGTTTCTGGTTTACCACTAGAATCTTATAGAATGTTATTCCTTGATATGTCTACATATGATGGAGAAACTAACGTTCAAATGGTTTCTAGAAAAGGTAGAGAACTAGTAAGATGGGCAGTAGCTGGTGCTTCTGTTCCTCCAGGATTTAGCGGTGGTAACTCACTAAGAGCAAACGATGTAGACGGTGCATCAGTTCACTTCATGAAAGAAACTGGTATTGCAATCAGAAGAGCTACAAATTGTTTACACTTAGAGTGTGTGAAATCATAAATTTCTTTTCAGAAGAGAGGGGACCAACGTCCCCTTTTCTTTCTGAATTTAACCTTTAATAATTTTAACATGAAACAAGTAATAATTAAACGTAGACCTAATGCTACTAACTTACCTGATGAAATATACAGTGAAGCAAAGAGAAAAATAGGTTCTACATTTTCTATGAATGGAGATACCAATACAGGGTTATCATTCGGAGAACAAAAAAAATACCTACCAGGTGTCATAGGGATAGATCCTTCTGACGTTAACTTTCAAAGAGAAGTTAAAAAGTATTTTCAAGATATGTCAATAACAATTGAGAATACGGGTACTAAATTAGAAGTGGGTATAGATTCTAACGGAGATCCAGTTAATTTACTAGACTTTATTAGATATAAGTTTGCTTTAGCACATCCATATGTAGCAAAAGATGAACAAGAGTTATATTCTAATAAAAAGTATAAGTATTTTATCTACGACACTGCAATTGAAAAAGCTAAACAAGCTGCAGGAGTTAAAAGTAGAAAAGATGCATATAAAGAGTTTATTAAATTATCTGCAGATTCTGCTAAAGTTAATCAAATGTTGTTAGTCTATGGATATAATCCTAAATCTATGGATGAAACACAAAAAGAGATTACTTTAGAAGGAGAGTTAGACTCAAACCCATCTGAATTTTTAATGTATGCCCAAGATAAGAATATTGAATACCAAGCGTTTATCGAAGAGTGTTTAACAAACGATGTATTACGTAGGGTAGGCAATAGTTATTTGAATGGTGACGAAGTGATTGGAGATAGTCTAGAAGCAGCAGTTCTATATCTAAAAGATAAAAAGAACTCTGAAGTATATACTACTTTAAAAGCTCGTCTAAAAACATTTAGTGAATGACAGTATTAGAAATGCATCATGCGGTAGAACAGGGTCTGCAAAAAGTAGCCTCTAACTCATTCGACACATTTTTGCCGGAGGAGATAGATTTTGCTTTGAATAAAATGCAAGAAAGATTTGTAAAACAAAGATTCTTTTTTGCATCAGATCCTAAAAGACAGGGTCTTCATGGATCTCAAAAAAGAGTAGATGATTTAAGAATTCTTACAGAACTAGATTATTTAGATACTGTAATAACTCCAAATCCTGCTACAGATCATGAGGACTTTGATCTACCTACTGATTATATGTTTCTAATTAATAGCAGAGTAAATATACTTTATGATGACTGTAAAGTAGATCCTGAACTTGTATCTAATGGCAATTTTGATACTAATTCTAATTGGATATTAGGAGATGGAACAGATGATAGATGGACAATAAGTAACGGACTTCTAT